ATCAAGCCGTGGCCTGGGCCACACAGTTGGCTCGCACTCTCAAGGTAAGTCTACATCTCGAAGCCGAAAGTGCCAGCTCAAACGCCAGAATCTTGCGCACTGCCCGAGCCTGGCTGGAGGAACGAAAACACAGTGTTGAGGACAAGCTGGTCGTCATACAATGGTCCACTTGGGAACGTGAAGAATGGCTATATGGCGATACCTACTACCAAGTGGGAGCCAGTGGACAAGATCAAGTGCCAGCCGACGCGGCTGAACGCTACAGAAATTTTGTAATTGGCACTGATTGGGCAACCAAAACCCAACAAGCACATGACGAAATTTGGGCATTTCATTTGGAGTTACAGTCACAAAATATACCACATGTGTTCTTTAATGGTAACAACGACTTTTCTACAATCAAGGATCGCAAAGACTGGGGTACCAGCTATATTTCTCCTTATGACCCTGCACAGACCTATGATGCTGTTGTACGGTCAAAAGGTATTGAAACGGTTGCGCCAAATTCCTGGCATTTTGGGCAAGACGGACATGCTGCCTGGTTTCGCCACATGTTGAACTACTTGATGACCAACAAATTCATTTGACAAACTAAACGGTTCCTGTTATACTTGTATTATGAAATATGTCCTAATAGATACGGCTAATATGTTCTTTCGTGCTAGGCACGGTGCTTTTCGCGCCAGCGACACGTGGGAGAAAATTGGGTTTGCCCTCCATGTAACCCTGATGAGTGCCAACAAAGTGGCCCGCCGCTTCGAAGCAGATCACGTGGTTTTTGCCCTGGAAGGGCGTAGTTGGCGCAAGGACATGTACAAACCCTACAAAAATAACCGTGCTGTGGCTCGTGCGGCTCTTACAGAAGAGCAAGCAGACGAGGACAAAATGTTCTGGGAAACCTATGATAACCTGACTAAATACTTGTCTGAAAGGACTAATTGCTCAGTCATTAGATGCCCAACAGCAGAAGGCGATGATATTATTGCCCGCTGGATTGCACTACATCCCCAAGACGAACATGTAATAATTTCAAGCGATACTGACTTTGTGCAGTTGCTTGCTCCCAATGTCACACAATACAACGGAATCACAGACGAATTAATAACCATAGAAGGAATCTTCGATGCCAAAGGTAAACCAGTTATTGACAAGAAAACAAAAGAGCCTAAGACTATTCCTGACCCGCAATGGCTTCTCTTCGAGAAGTGTATGCGCGGCGATAGCTCAGATAATGTGTTCTCGGCATTCCCTGGTGTTCGGACGAAAGGTACCAAAAACAAAGTCGGCTTACAAGAAGCGTTTTCTGACAAGGATAAAAAAGGTTACAGTTGGAACAACCTTATGTTGCAAAGATGGACCGACCCAGACAATATTGAGCATCGTGTCCTAGATGACTATGAGCGTAATCGTACCTTGATCGATTTAACAGCACAGCCAGATGATATTAAAACAGTAGTAGATGCGGCCATACGTGAGCAGATTAGTCACAAGGACATTGGTCAAGTAGGTGTACGTTTTATGCAGTTCTGTGGCAAGTATGAACTCAACAAGTGTAGTGAGTCAGCCGACTCGTTTGGACGCTGGATGAACGAAACTTATAAAGGAGTTTTATCATAAACGATCGCAGAACGCATGTAATCATGGTAGTGGCCTTGGTATTCTTGGGCACTGCCTTGGTCGGCTTGATCTGGGGCATAAGCCAGTCCTTAGGACCAGAATCTGGTCCGCGATATGATTGTCGTATTGCTGAGATCAGTCCGGACTTTACACCGGCCATGAAAGCAGAATGTCGTAAAAAACAAAAGGAGGCCCAATGAGCCTAATAGCAAAACCCGTAGTCAACAAACAGTATTGGATTCTGCAGGAAAACGATCGCAAGGTCGGCAACGTAGAAGCCTGTGCAGGTGGTTATCAGATCAAGATCAATAATCAGGTGATTGGTCAATACAAGACCATCAAGATGGTTGAGCGACAGGCCAACATACAGTTTGAACCACCTATGATTGTAACTGCCCCTAAGAAACGATCCAGTGCCACAACAGTACATGGATATGTCACAGCTGGACGTGCTTACAACCCGGTGTGGGATCTTAAAATGAAGTTGCCAATCTACACCAAGACCAGCAAAAGCAAGAGCTGGTTTGCCGCTGGGTGGTACAAGGTCAAGAAAGGTCGTGCCTGGAGTGCCATGCAAGATCCCAAGTTGATCGTACTACAACGCTATGCCTACCACGGCCCATATCATACTCGAGAGGAAATACAATGACAAACCCATTCCAAGACCAAAGAACATTCATGGAAGCCTGTGGCCAAACCACTGATAACGAAAATCAAGATCAATACCGATTATATCTAAATTTGATCGAGGAAGAAGTACAGGAACTGCGCGACAGCACTACACCCGAAAGTGATTTAGATGCCTTGATTGACATTATGGTAGTGACCATTGGAGCTATCTACAGCATGGGTGCTGATCCCAAAGGAGCATGGGAAGAAGTCATGCGTACCAACATGGCCAAGATCAACATCAACACCGGACGTGTAGACAAAGATAACACAGGCAAGGTACTCAAACCTGAAGATTGGACTGCACCTGTTTTAAAACCGTTCCTACACGCCAACCATCAATGAGCCTCCACATACAACGCTTTGTAGATCGTCTACGTGGACAAGAAGCACGCGGAGTCAAAGATTTTGTTATGAGCATGACCGATGCCAAAGATCTGCATGCTGATATTACCCGTTTGTTGCTGGAACTACAAACGCTAAAAGAAGCGTCTCCGGTGTCTGATCAGGAAGTAATAACTATTAAAATGGACGGAGGTCGGTTCTAAAACTACCTATATTTTGTCATAAATAAATGTAGGAGTATAATGATGAGCCGACCAAAACCCAATGTGCTGGTAGAACTGACCAACAAGAGCAATTACAAGACCGAACAGGTCTTGAGTTCTGAGGGAGTATGGGCAGTGTTTTATGATGCCAAACCCATCAATCTCAAGACTTCAAATCTTTTGGTACAGTACCCTGGACCCAAGTACAAAAAGGTCAGCTTTAGTAATCCCGGTCATGCTATCAATCTAGCACGCAAACTCAACACACAGTTCAAAACTGACAAATTCTCAGTGGTGGTTCTCAAGCAGGGCGAAAGAATTTTTCCTTAATATCGTGGTCAAAAAACGATTAGCATCATTTGGTGATAGCTGGCCTCAAGGTTCTGAATTGTTGCCAGGCGAAAAAACATTTGGAGAGTTGCTATCGGATCAGCTGGGCTGTGAAGAATTTTTAAATTGGGCGATCCCGGGCAGTAGTATTAATCATCTGACAGTACAACTTAGATCTCATCTGCAGATGTTGTCTTCTAGGAAACTGGATTCCACCGAGTGGATAGCTGTATTTTTTTTAACCGATCAAACCCGTAGTCTGACTGTGCATGACAATCACTGGATGTTTCAAATTGCTAGTGGAGGAACTGGAGATATTGATGCCGACAAAGCATTAGTCAGCTCTGTAAATAGCGCCTACTGGAGATACATACACAGTCCAGAACTGTCTGATATTACTACCAATACTACAATTATGTCTTTGCAATCAATGTGTAGGTATCACGGAATACAAGATTATTACATAGCCGGTTGGCAGACATTTAATTTTTGGGACGAGATTGATCATAGCCGAATTTATCATGGGGGTAAAGTTAGTTGTGGAGAGCTAATAGGTGTACAGTTAGAAATGCCAAATGCTTATGTAAATCAAAAAAATCCCAATCAAGCATCTGGTGGGCATCCTAATCAAAAAGGGCATCAAATAATAGCCGATGCCTTATACGCATGGATATGCAATCATGCGCAACAAACGTGAGCTGACCGAAACCTTGGTGGCACAGCTGGATCCTGCCCTGGGCGTCACAACTGATACAGCCTACACAACCTGGTGGCATAATATTAGAGCCGGTGGCGGCATGCGACTCACGGGTGCTGGCGTGAAAATATTTCTCGAACATTTAAAATTGGAACACTATAGGTTTACAGTGGATCCGTTGGCAGTTACTTCACGCTTGATTGTGGACATGGATCGCAGACTACAACAACCCTACTACATCACCATGGTAAAACACTATCCTAGAGAAGTCATATTCTTTGGCTCCAAGGAAGCCATGATGGCCAATCTCTACGGTGACTTGAAAAAATTTATTGACAATTATGGTGCTTGATGCTATACTATAGTTTGGGCCTGAAGCTTAAACCTGGTATAAGCACCCGGCTCATAACC